GCATCGAAGTCTTTAGGATCTTCGGCTTCGTATGCAGTATACACCGATACGTTTGATCCATCATTGCTTAACCCAATGCCTCGCTCTCTTGCACGAGACGAGTGGGGTATGAAAGCGAGTAGCTTTGTTGGTTATGATACTTGGCACTGTCACGAAGCTACATTCCTTCTCAATAGTGGGGTGCCAGTAGCAGGCACTCTCAAGTATGTTTATTCATGTGATTCGGAATTTATGGTAGAGTCAAAGTCTGCTAAGCTTTATTGTAATTCTTTTGATATGTGTAAAATGGGTGAAACATACGCTCAAGCTATTGATAATTATGAGAATCAAATTCGTACTGATCTTGAGAACGCTCTTAAAACACCTGTATCAGTTAAGTTCTTCCGTTCAGGTGCTGATTCTAGTGCAGCCGACCCTGTTTACGGGTATGTTGATCTTACTGATAAGATCCATTTTAGTACAGAAATTACAGATTACGCTTCAAAAGAAGAGCACCTTAAATTCTACTCTCTTACAGACGGTGAAGAGATTGTTGAGTGTAAGTATTTTACAAACGCTTTGAGATCGCGTTGCAGACATACAAAGCAGAAAGATACAGGTACTGCTTATATTCGTATTGTAACTAAGGGATGCGAAGTTAACCCTGTCTCACTTTTTAAGCAAGTTGTTTCCTTGAGAGAGGTTAACGAGTTCCATGAATTCTGTGCTGAGAAACTCTATACAAGTATTATGAGTCATCCTGCTGTAATTGATTGTGCTGTAACCCTTCTTTACGCCCGTCGTGGCTCTCTTGATATTAATCCTACAAGGGCTAGTAGAGTAGAACTTCTACCATCAGCTCTTATTAACCACACTCTTTATACAAAAAAAGCAATGAGTCAGTAAGTTTGATCTTGAATAAATTTAAAACAATATATAATATATAGTCTATGAGTAAAACCCAAAACCAAATTGTCGTATTTTTCGACTCCGTTGGAAGGACCATTCTTGGTGAGCGTGTAGACGCTAATACCACGGATGCTGTTCTTTCTGTTAAGAACCCTGCTGTAGTACACATCATGCCTAATCAGCAAACAGGGCAGCTTCAGCTTCAGATTCTTCCTCTGTTTTTCAGAGAGTTTCTTGCTGACAAGACCGAGCCTACTATTTGGAACTATAACCGCAGCCTTATTACTGAGGCCCAGGATGTAGCTTTTGACTTTAAGCTTCAGGCTCAGTATCAGCAGATCTTCAATCCGAGTCCGATTATCACACCTGCTAACGCTGGTGGAGATGTTGTTCGTCTATTTGACGAGGAATAATTTGACTTAATAGAAGTAGCATCTAATATACAGGTATGGCTAAAAACGAACTCTCTCATTTAAAAGATATTTTTAAATCGGTCGATGACTTAAACCCAGACGCTGCAGTATTAGATGCTGCTACTCTATCAACAGCAGATGATTGGATTGATACAGGATCATATGCTTTAAACGCAATTATTTCAGGTTCCATGTATAAGGGAATTCCTGGAGGTCGTATTACTGGTTTTGCTGGACCTTCGATGGCTGGTAAGACTCTTATTATGAATAAGATCATGGCTAATGCTCAGAAGAAAGGTTATATACCTGTAATTTGGGACTCTGAGGTAGCTGTTGATAAAAAGAGTGCCGAAGGTGCTGGTATGGATACATCACGTGTCAAATACTATCCAGTAGAGACAATTGAAGATTGTCGTAATCAGATGTGTGCGTTCCTTGATAACGTTATTAAGGCTGATAATCCTGATCTTAAATTTATTATTGCTATTGATTCTCTTGGTAACTTAGCTAGTGCTAAGGAGATTAAGGATACAGCAGCTGGTAAAGATGCAGCTGATGTAGGTCAACGCGCTAAGGCGATTAAATCTATGATGCGTACCCTTACTTATAAGGCCGCTAAGGCCAAGGTACCCGTTCTGTTTAGTAATCACGTTTATGAGGGTATGGAAATGTTTCCTACACTTGTTAAGTCTCAAAGTGGAGGTAAGGGACCGATTTATCTAGCTTCAGTTCTTGTACAACTTAGTACAAGGAATGAAAAGACAAGTGATAACCCTAATGAAGAATCTGTAGCTATTGCTCATAATATTTCAGGTGTTACACTCGGTGCAATGACAGTAAAGAATCGTTTTGTACCGTCCTATCTCAAGACAGAGCTTTATCTTAATTTTAAAACTGGCTTAGATAAGCATACCGGTCTTTTTGAGATTGCAGAAGCGTTCGGTGTAATTGAAAAGCCAGGACGTACTGTAATGTATAAAGGAGAAAGCCTTGGTTACAGAAAAGATCTAGAAAGTAATTCTACTTTTTGGGAGAAGATTATGCCAGAGCTTGAAAAAGTTCTTCAGGATAAACTTTGTTACGGAACCGGTTCATCAGTAGATATTGAAGAAGAAGTCGATAATATCGAATAATGTCGTTACCTACTCCAAGTAAGTTGGATCTCGATTATTACGAGAACATTATTCTTTTTAATTCACTCCTAAGTCAGGAGTATTTATCATCCATTATTGAATATGCCGATCCTACATACTTTAATGATAAAAGTATACAAACTATTTTTAAATGTATTACCTCATTCTTTACCGAGCGAGGAGCTGTACCAACAGCTACTGAGATTAAGTCTCGTTTAACTTCAGATGAAGAGCGTAAAGCATTTAACGAAGTACTTACTAAGTTTAAAGAAATTGATACTAAGTTTAATAAAGATGAACTACTTAATAACACAGAAAGATTCTTAAAAGAAAGATGTCTGTATAAGACTATTGTTGATACTGCAGAAAAATATTCTCAAGGTAAAGCAGACCAGCTGATACATTAAAGCAGTTTGAAAAAGCTTATAATATTAATCTAAGTGATGATATGGGTCATTGGTATTTTGAAGAGGTGGATGAGCATATTAAAGAGCTTACTAAAATTTATAACCCTATTCCTACCGGTTGGAAGTTTCTAGATGAAAAGCTTGAAGGTGGTTTATTTCCTAAAACATTAACTTGTTTAGTCGGTCAAGTTAATATTGGTAAGAGTATTTTCTTAGGTAATATTGCAGCTAACATGGTAATGAATAGTAAGAACGTTCTTCTTATTTCTCTTGAAATGTCTGAGTTCATGTACTCAAAGAGAATTAGTGCACAACTTACTCAGATACCTCACAATAGTCTTAAACTTTATACAGACGAGCTTAAGCAACAAATTGAGCATATTGAAAGACAACTTGAAAGCCGTTTAGTTATTAAAGAGTATGCTCCTAAAACAGTTACAGTTAGACATATCGATGGGTATATTGCTAAACTCGGACATAAAGACTTTAAACCAGAGGTAATCGTAATTGATTATATTAACCTGTTAAAACCATCGACAAAAAATTTAAACTCATACGAATCAGTAAAAGAGACAGCTGAACAATTGAGAGCTTTATCTTTCAAATATAATATACCTATTGTTACCGCTTCTCAACTCAACCGTGGAGCGTTTAATACTTCAAGTCCGGGGATGGAAGGTATATCAGAAAGTATTGGTCTTGCTGCTACCTGTGACGTAATTTGCTCACTTTGGCAGGAAGAAGAAGATAAGGAACTCGGAATTATTAATCTCGGTATGCAGAAAAATAGATTTGGTGCTAATTTTGGTAGTTGTGCTTTTAGAGTAAAATACGAAACGTTAACATTAAACGAAGTAAACCCTGATCATTTTAGTAGTGAGACTACTCAACAAGCAGTTAACGACGCTCAAAACACTTTAGAGAGGTTATCGGAAACGCTGGATTAAAACATTAATATGTAGTAAATAAGTCTACATATATGTTTAACAAAAAAGTACTAGAGGATTTCTTATCAAGAAATGATCCCTTAAAACAAATTTGTACTAAAGAGTATATTTTAGGTGTTTTAATGTTTGGTTCGTTTTTATCGATAGTACATAATAAAAAGCTAAACCCGTCTGCTATATTTGTACTCATACTTGAAAATAAAGATTTAAGAGAACTTTTCGTACATGTTACACATACTGACACTGCAAAAGAAGCCTTACTTGGTCTCTTGCAACTTTACCCGCCGCTTCTAAAATCTAAGAACACTAAACGACTATTTAAAAAATCAATTACAAGTAAGAAGTGACAGATTTAGAAAAACGAATTTATAATAAACATTTAGCAGTATCTCGGTCTTTACGCAATAAGCCATTTAAATTAAAAAATGACTTTAGAGATTTTGAAGATAGTCCGAAATACGCTTCAATAAAGAGACTTAGTAATTTCTTTAGCAGGTATCCTGATATTAATATGGATATTTACTTTATGGCTCCGTATAAACTTTATTCGGATGTTCAACATTTTGATTTGAATTACTTCGCGTCTCCTCGAGCGATTAAATCCTATACAATCTATCAACAACAGCTACAGCAGCTTTCACCTGATAAACAAATAAACGATATAAAAGAGTCTCTTGTATTCATATCACGTTTTTGCTTACAGCATAAAATACAATTACATGATTATCCTGATTACAAGATACAGGGTATGGAACCAGAATGGGTGTATCACTGCAAACAAAATAAAATTAATCCATATTCTCTTATGGAATTTACCGGCATTTTTCCTTATATAAATGAGATGCCCTTTGACGAAAGAGAACTTCTACTCGGTAACTTCGGTAGAAACTATCTTGATTACAGAACAAGATATAATAACTCTAAAGAACTTAAGTCGTTTCTAAGTATTGCATTTAATAAATTAAAATTTTTTATAGATAAGAACTTGAATTCCTCAAATGCTTATGTATAATCATAACAACAACCAACCAAACTATAAACAACCAAAAACAACCCTACTATGACATTCACTAAAAATATGTTCGCTGAAATCAAGTCATCGCTCTCTAATAAGAACGATAACTCTTATAAAGATATCATGAAGTTCGAGGCCGGTAAGACTTACCTCGTTCGTCTTGTACCTAACGTAAATGAGCCTAAGAGCACAATTTACCATTACTATCACCACTCCTGGAAGAGCTATTCCAATGGACAGTTTACAACCGCTCTTTGCCCCTCAACATACGGAGAGAGCTGCCCTATTGATTCATACGTTCTTAAGACGTACAATACCGGTTCAGATGAAGATAAGCGCAAGCTTCGCGATGTCTCGCGTAAGGAGAACTGGATGGTTAACGCATATGTTATT